ATAACTGCCTGTGCCTCATGTGCGAGGAAGCCATCGACTGTAGTATCGGCATCAGCAATGAAGTTAAATCGTGCTGGTTTTAGTTGCTTGAGGCGAGTGGTTGCATCCCAATCATAGTCTACGTTTTCTTTAAGGCGGTAGTCTGAGGATGTGTTGTAGGCTACTCCTGAACCTTGTGTTTGAATAGTGCCGACAGTGCCGTTAGCGTTTTGTAAATTATAATGCGTTCTTGTAGAAGTATTATCTGTTTTTGTAGTAACTTCTATAACATCTATACCGTTATTTCTTTGGATAGTAAAAAAGTTAGTTCCTTGACCTACTTGAAATGGAATAAATTGCCCATGAGATACTTTGGTTGTCCCGTCAACCATCAAAGTCCCTACACTATCAAGCCGCATTCTATCTGTAAAGCTAAGACCCGCACCAGCACTAACAGAGGGTGCGTTACTCCAAGAATGCCCTCCGTTTTTCTGTTGATAGTGCGACGCCTCGTTTGTACTCAGTGCTTTCCACCCGCCAGTAGATACATAAGCGTTGTTTGTAATCCAAGTTGATGCGTCACCTCCACCAGAAGTATGTGCAAACATAACACCTTGAGCGCCTACTTGTAGAGCATCATAAGAAGCGCTCCAGTCTGTTGCTGGTACTTGGCCGATACCAACATTTCCGCTTGCGTCAATATTTAAAGCAGGGTTTGTAAAAGTAGTATTTCCTGCTGACGTAGAAGGTGTTATTGAAAACACACTTGCGGCGTGAGTAGCTACGCCAATTTGGTAATTAGTATGTCCAGATGCTAAAATGTATTGTGTTTTAAGACCGCCACCACCTTCACCACCAATCTTTAAAGCAACTCCAGAACCGTTTCCTGAGTTTACATATGAAAGTCCTGAAGCATTTAAAGTACTGTTAAACGCAGCCGCACCAGCATTCTCCATATCAAGGGTGAGGGCATTTACTACAGAACTACCGTCTAAACCTTGAAAACGTATACTTTTGTCTGCTATTGATGCGTAGATAGCTAAGTTACCACCAGTTTCTTTATATATTTGTCCAAACTCAGTACCAGCAGCTTTTAGTTTAATATCTGAGCCACCAGCATCAAGGATAATGTCTCCAGCTACATCTAGTACCATGTCACCAGAACTGTTAGCTATATTGCCTGTGACTGTTACGCCACCAGATGATGTGGCAATCTTGGCTGCGTTATCGTGGTACAAAGTCACCGCACCGTTGTTAGCAAAATCAGCCATAGTTTCACTGGCTGTACTTTTGATGGCAACATCGCCACCTCTCAACCACAAACTACCCGCCCCAGCATCATCCACGTAACTTCTTGTGCCATCGTGGTAAATCTGAAGGTCAGACCCAGCGCCAAAGATGGCTTTGTTGTTATCGCCAAAAGTCACGTTTCCTGTTACTGCACCGCCAGCTAAAGGTAACTTAGTAGCCAAGGCAGTTGTAAGCGTGGAATTGTAGTCGGCATCGTCATTAATAGCAGCGGCAAGCTCATTTAAGTCGTTGAGCGTCGAGGGTGCACCGCCAATTAGCGTAGTGATTTTATCAACGACGTAGGCAGTGGTGGCTATCTTTGTGCTGTCGTCACTTTCAGCTTGTGTAGTCGCAGTGGAAAGGCGTGCGGCTGCTATGGTTCCAGTGAGGTTAGCCGCTGGTAAATCAATCCCAAGACCTTCGATGTCGCTCTTAGTTTGGTCAGCAGTGGCTGAGGCCTCGATTGCATTAAGCTTACTATGGTCAGCATCAGTAAATACGTTGCTATCGCTGGCTGCTTCAACTGCTGATCTAATTGCCGCATTTGTAGGGACATCAGATGCCCGTGACAACGCAACCCACGCACCAGCATGAGCATAGTAGGCCAGGCCAGTAGCGTGAACGTGGGCAAACATACCGTGATAAGTAGAGGCAGATGGCAAGTCGCTGACAGCAGAATAGAGGTTCGAGTAGAGCATCTTGCCTGTGGTGGTTAGGTCTGTTGAACCTAAGTTTGTTGACCCAGTGACAACCAAGTTTGCGACTGTAGTGGTGCCAGCAAAGGTCTGGTTTGCAACCGAGAAAGTACCAAACGCCACTATTTCAATTGTGTCACCTACTGTGGCCCCAGAGGCCAATACTATTGTCGAACCATTTGTGGCAGTGAAGTCTGTTACATAAAGTTTTGCACCGTTTTGCCAGATATCAACAAACCCAGAGTCATATGTTGCTGCAAAGGTAGTTTGGTTAGCAGTTGCAATATAGGTTTTGCGCTCAGATGTGCCGTTGACTGACGATCCAGCCGCGCCCCAGCCACCTGATCCGTAGACCATCATGACGTTAGTCGTAGTGTTGAAATAGAGCATACCAATTACGAGTGATCCACCACCCGTCGCCGTGGTTGGTGCTGATGAATGCGCTCCAAGGTAATTACCAGTTATCAGTAGGGCGGCGTTCTTTGCCGCGAGGGCTGTGGTTGCTGATGCAGCAGCGGCGTTAGCACTAGCTGTGGCTGCTGTGTTCGCACTAGAGGCAGATGCTGCTTCATTGCGGTATCCGAGGGCCTGACTGGCAGCGGTTGATGCTAACTGCTGACGCGACAGAGCTAGGGCGGCATTAGCAATTGCTACGGACTCTGCGTCTTCAGCATCAGCTTGGGCAGCTAGTGCTGCTATTTTTGCTTGATTTGAAGCAGCGGCACTAGTAGCAGCGGCGGACGCAGAGCCAGATGTTGCTGAGGCAGCCGTAGTGGCCAAGCCCTCTTTTGTACTAGCTACAGCAGCGGATGCAGATGCCTCATTAGCTTTTGTGTTTGCCGTGTTTTTGAATACTTCGGTGGCATCGTGTAAAACCTGAGTGGCGTTCTTCAAAGCCGTAACATCGTTCTTTGTGGTGTTAGCAGTAGAAGCAGAGCTTGCAGCATTTGTAGCAGAGGTGGCCGCACTGTTCTTTGCAACAACTGAAGCATCCTTTGACACTTCGCTTGCATTTGCAAACCCAGCCGCCGTGTTACTTTTATCAGTTGCTAATGCTGCTTTTTGTGAAGCAAGGAGTGCAGAAGCGGCTGCATTTGTTGCGCTTGTTCCTGCGGCGTCTACACTGGTTTCTATGGCTGTGGACTGCGTGGCGGTAATACCAGTGCCACTAAAGAAGCTGCTGTTTGACATTCGTTAATCCCTTTTAATCTGTGTACTGTGTGGTTGGACGCATAGCCTGTGTGCCTCCACTCATTTCAGAGGTGTCAGCTTGATCTTGTATTTCTGTTAGGAACTGGCCAGCCCTAGCTTCAAAAGTAGCGGATCTTTCATCAATGAAGTAGTCGGCTGCATAACCAAGAGCCGCGTATATCAAAGCATCAGAACCTACTGTGGTAAGCTGATTGGTACTGGCGTCATTGGCTAATGCTGTGAACTCAGCGTAGTAGTCGAGGGTCACTGTTCCTGTAGTTGGCTGTGGGTGTATTAAGTAGGACGCTTGAACCCTACTAAAGAACCGAGGCTGACCCAGTTCTCCAGTCTTTTGGTTCTCTACCATTTCCTTGACTGGTATCCGTTGAAGCCCAACACCATTTGAATAAATTTCGATAGCGGCGAGGAAATCAGTCGGTAGCTGTAGAGCTCCAGTCCCTGATACGTTTGCAACATTATAGGTCTGTTGCTTCTCCATACTGGGAATTCTTATTGTCCGCGTGATGCGCGTTAGGGCTTGGTCAATAAAGGTGTCAGCCAAGGCATCAGTACAGTCACTGCGATTTAAGAGGGCCTTCATGTGCGCTCGTAGTGTACCTTTATTCATCAGGTAGTCCTCTTCTTAACTGTCGGTTTCTTGGCAGACTTCTTTAGAGATGCTTGAGTAGGTGCACCTTTTGCCCCAGGTGTTCTCATCTTTTCATTTGAACCCGCTGCAATGCGTGCCCTCTTGTTGTGAATGTTAACCCACAATCCAGCTTTACTGCCCATCCGATTAAATCCTTTTGTCAGTCGCCATGAATGCACCTAAGTCCTCAGACTGTAGCTTCTTAACGATCTGGGGGCCTGTGGCCTGCCACATATCGAAGCCTTCGCGCATCCACCTTTCAACTACGACAGTCGGGATAGATGCAACTCTATGGTACTCTCCAATTCGCTGCTTGGTACTTTCGTTCCGTGCGTCTTTGAGATCATCCAAGAATGCTTGGGTAATGTTCTGTGTATGCTTCCTAGTCACGCCACCAGTTTCCCAAATGAAATCAGTGTCTGACTGTTGTAGTTCTGTAGTCATGGTTTTGCTTCCTTTAAAATAAAAAGGCCCACCCAAGAGCACACAACAAGGAGAGCAAAAACCTGTGTGAAACTTGGGTGGACCATAGCTAAAAGCCAGTTAATACCTGAGCCTTTAGTTTGAGCTTATGACAGACCAGAGATCTTGATCGAGTCGCCAAAGTTCATGTGCTTTACTGACATTTCGCCAACAATTTGGTGCTTATCGCTATCACCAGATTTTGCTAACAGTGTGCGAGTAAATGGACGCAAGGATGTCAACTTAAACATACTTGGGTCAATCAGTAGAGCGTGAGTTGTTTTAAGCTGCCTGTTAAGGACAACGCGATATTCGCCATAGGGGGACACATATAGGTCAATAGCATTGACCAATGTCTTACCCTGAGCAATCTCACGGTTTCTTCCCGATGCTGCACTAAAGCCAGCGACGATTTGGGCGTCAGCGGGTTTTATCATCAGAGTGTCAACTTCGCTACCATTGTTATAAGCAGTTTGACCCGCTACTAACAATTTTGCCTCTGTAAGGGCATCCGTAGCATTGCTTCCTGCATCTAAATTTGTGCTGACCTGATTGATAACAGATTGCATCTTACGAGCGGTAGATGCGTTACCAGCAACGGCTGCTTGGTCTAAGCCGACAAGAGCGTGCTCATAGTCGCGCTTAATTTCCTTGAGGGCTTTCGCCATCTGGTCTTTGTATTCGATAGGTTACGTTACTCACCTACCCGTTCTCTTACGAACTGCTTATGCTTTCGACACAAGAATAGACTATATCATGTCAGCGGTTTGCTGACCCATGCGCTTCCACCCACTTGGGTGTACTCCCCGAAGGGATAGTCGTTGCACGTTCCTCACAAAAGTAAGGCTTCGCTCAGGATTACCATGGCTTTTTAGCTTTAGGCTTCCCCTGAATTCACACGGTTTATACTACGCTGCCAGCTTTAGGAAATCACTGTAAGTGGTTGTTAACGCAGTTTCTTTTGCTCTACCATGGGTCTTGATAGCGTCACTTGTTTCTGACACTTGAAAACCCTTAACGAGTATCTGGCAAGTACCAGTACGCTCTGTTGCATCGCCCAAGGTTGCGAAAGCGGCGTCAGCCCCTTCTACGGCGGCATTGACCGCAATTGCTGCCAAGCTGTCTTCAAGCCAAGAGTATGTACGTGCTGTAACCTTTTCGGTTTTGAGCATTGCTTGCATTGGGGTAGAGAACGGAGAGATATTGGATATGATGTCACTCACGTCCTCAGCTTTTCCGACCTGTGAGTATGTAGTATAAATTGCCATTTGGCATTCCTTTCAAGGATTTATGATGTAAACTTAAAGTTTTGGATCAGTCTGCCCAACGCGCCATCAACGCTTCAGCGATGTCATCTGTGCTGCCACCATCACGAGGATTATCTATGAGCTTTTGGTGGGCAGCATTACGCTTACCCGCTCTAATCTGCGACTTACTTGGTGGAGCTTTTCTGGAACTCAAGACCTTCGTTTTACCGCTCTTACTTTTCGTAACTTTAGCCTTAGCTTTCTTGCTTTCGGCTGACTGTTTTGATTGGTCATAGAGGCGTGCTTTGTTGATCAACATGATAACCTCTGGTGAGGTGTACTGATCAACTTGGTCTTGTGGCAGGCCCGACTTTACTGCGTAGGTTCTGATCTCTGAGTAGAGGTCATTTCCCCAGTCTGGCAGGCTATCTTCCAAAACCTTAACGCAATCTGCGGCGGCTTGTTTGGTAGCTTGCTGTTGCTGTGCTTGCATATCGGCCATCATCTGGCCGCTCTCTTCATTTAAGAAGCGAAGGTCATCTTCTGCCTGTCGTGCGTCTTGTCGTAACTGAGCAAAGGTATCGGCGTCCATTTGTTGGGAAGCCACTAGCATATCAATGTCAGCGTAAGGCTTATGCCTTGCTTGTGCACGTTCCATTAGTTTCTGATAACTTGCCTGCGTCTTTGCCAGATTTTCATCTGTGACTTTACGTTGCGAGGCTAGATCCTGAGACTTTTTTGTTAAAGATGCTTCTTGTCCATATAGCCGCTTCAAGTCCTTTACAGATACCTTTTTGGACTCACCGTTGACCACAATATCAACAACATTATCTTCGGAAACGACTTTAGGGTCATCGTCTTCCTCAGTGTCATCATCAGGGTCTTCGTCTTCGTCCTCGTCAGGGTCTTCTAGGCTGTCATCGTCTTCATCGACATCCGCTTCTTCAGTTTCATCCTCTTCGACCTCTGTCTCGTCTTGGTCTTCGGATGTTGCATCTTCGTCCTCGATTTCATTGGATAGGTCTTCACCGTCCGCCCATCGTCCTAAGATTGCGTCCGCTGCTTCATCTCTGTCGAGATTTTGCGGCTCAGAGTTAGTATCTTGCACGTTATTCATGGTGCTACTGTTCCTCTTGGCTTGTGTCGCCATTCTGTTGTTCTACGATGCTGTCACGCACGAGAACTCGTTGTTTCAAAGTGTTCACCACGTCTACGATTGCGCGATAGTGGGTATAGACAAGCTCACGCTCATCCGATTTGTCGGGCTCTGTATTCACGAAAGTTTGGAATGCAGTTTCGACAGTCTCATCAATGACCGAAGTGAAGGCGGGGCTCTGTAGTAGAACCTCCGCCTCATCTCCAGCCAATACAAGTTGCTCTTCTTGTTCTGGCATAGGTTTTCCTTAGTTGTTTAACCGTTAGGGCTTGCGATTGCCCTGACATCATCAGCACTCTTGGCAATCTCAAGTTCTTCAAGATTGACGTACTCTTTGTGCTCATGCTGGGTTTCTTGTAGGTCCATCTTGTCGGACTTAAGTGCAAAGTCTTGCTTGGCTTTCAGTTCAGAAAGCTCATGCTTCATCTGCGCCATTTGGCCATCGAATTGGGCTTTCATCTCAGCGACAGCAGTTTGCCGTTCTTGAAGTTCAAGCTGTTTCTGGGCCATCTGCATCTGCATTTCTTGTGCAGGGTCAGGCTGGGCTGGTGGTATCTGAGCGGGGTCTGTTATGAAGTCCGCAATGTTTTTGATACCTGATTTCTCAAAGATAACTCCTAGCATCTTGTACTTGTTTTCTGGTGAGTACATTTCGCCAAGAGTTGGGTCTGTCGAGAGTAGTGTGTGAAAGGCAAGGTACTTCTGCACCATTGTCTCCTGATCACCGTAGCCTAAGTTAAATTCTACCTGTACGTCTCGCTTGTCAGCCCATTTAGCAGGGTTGACCTTTACGTGACGGCCAGCAAGCTCCACGATCTTCTCTTCACTCTCATTCTCTACGACCAACTGGTACACAATTGAGAATAATGGTTTTAAGAAGTTGTTCGCAAAGTTACGAGCGATGATCTTTTGTCGCTGTTGGCTCATAGTGGCCAACTGCTCTACCATCGCTGCCGAATTTTGATGACTTATTGCGTCTTTATTTAGACCTTGGCTAAGGCGGGAGACACCAGAAGTGTCCTCCTTATCCTCATCTAGCATCTGGATAGTCTGAAAGATGTAGGGGTTCAGAGATGCTTGAGGCATTGGGTTAATAGCGTCTGGGCGTGTCACATTGACAATACCACCGACCCTATTGTCGATCAGTTCTCTTGGGTTCGTTAGGCCACCCTTTACTACTGTGTAGCGTGGGTTGTTTGTGACCATAGCGTGATCAAGGATTGACCGCGTAAGTACAGTACGTGCGTTCTGAATACCAAGTAGCTTTTCACCAAAGTTATTGCCGTGGAAAGCGTGAGGTACTGGGAGTGGCACAAAAGCTACGAAGGGACGGCGTGATACAATCTCTTTCTCAAGAAGTACGTTAGACGCCTTTACGATGCGGTACAGATCGACAGTACCAGTGCCCTCTATATCAAGCTCAATATAAGCTTCCACCACAGTGACCTGGCGCGTCTGACGTTGGTAGCCTTTGCCACCAGTAGCCATGTCATATCCTATGTCGTCAAAGCGTGCCAATATCTCAGGATCACCGTCAAAGTCAGTGTCTTCGTTGTCAGCTATGTCTGCAACTATGTCCTCATCGTAGCCCATGGCTATTAGCTCACTGATGGTCTTCTTCGTGCGATGTGCACAGAAGCCCACCTTGTCTAAAGACTTGGCTTGTGGTTCGATCAGGAATTCTTCGGGAGCCACGGCCTCAATACATACCTGTGACGTATCACGGGCCACGCGAAGCTCTCCTGTGAACATCCCTAGCTCATCTTGCTCCAACTCTTCGATCTCAACGCCTTCGTCTGCAAGCAGAGCGTCTAGCTCCTCTTCTGAGAGGCCTTCCACAGGCTCTAGGCTGCTTTCGGTGCGTTGCTCCCAGAATACCTTACATATACCAGCGCGTGCGATGAGGCCGTCATGGATGACCGTCTGCATCACTTCAAACAAGTTGTTTTGGCGATGGAGGACATAATCTGTATATTCAGTGCAGACTTCAGCAGTCTGTACGTCGTCCATGTTCTGAGGTGCAAACCGCATTGTTTTGTTGCCAGTAGAGAAGGTTTCTAGCAAAGCGGCCTTCATACTTTCTACTGCATCATAAACGTCTTGAGACACGTACTTGCTGTTACCATCATGCGCTGGGCGTGGGAGTGCGGCTGAATAATATTGCATAACCTTGCGGCGCTCTTTGGAGATTTCAGAGTCGTAGTAACCAATTGACCGCCTTAGATTGGTGTCCACGATTGAGACGATCTGATCGTCATCAAGGCTTGTGTATTCTTCTTTTGATTTCATATCTAAACCATCTCAATGTAATAGGCATCGACTGATGTAATAGGCTCCCAAGCACCCTCATGGATGTGGTTGGCTAACGCCAAGCTCATTACACAGTCATCGAAACATCCAGCTTCAGCTTCCATCCCGCCACTCTGTGTGACGATGTAGGTAAGCATCTCGCGGATCGTGACCTTATCGTTAAGTTCGATTGTACCCTCTCGAACAGAGGCCCTGAGCTCATCAATTATCAGGGGTTTGGACTTGGAAGTGGTAGTGAAGCCCAGCTTTAGGGTTTCTTTCTCAGTCAACTTGTCGATCTGCACCTCTGT